CCCACAATCTACAGAAAAAAAATTCTATGGGACAAGGGGTGTTGAGACAGAAGAAAAAAACGCCTTTGCTTCAGTATCTAACACTGGGAAGAGCGCGTTTTACTACGTTCTTTACGACAGATCAGAAGTTGTAGACGCCTATAACGATAGACTAACTAGATCATCTTCTCAGACTAGAAATTTAAGAAAAGTTTCAAAGAACTGTTTTGATTTTTACATGAAGTATTTAAAAACTAAAAATACTTTATACCTTACCAGAGCCAGAAGAACTATGATGGAGAAATAAAATGAAGAAAGGACCACTTTCAAAAACTGAAAAAACCTATATTGAGGACAATTCTGAGTCAGAAGTCACAGACTTGGCTGAACATCTTGATAGGTCTGAATCAGTCGTTTCAAGACACTTAGAGGTTGTTAAAAACGACAAAGAAATTCCAGACTCTTCCAACCTTTATGCTAGAGATAAAAACAAGGTTGCGACAATAATGACGGAGGCTGCATCTGCTGCTGGTGATGAAAGTAGGAAAAGGCCGTCTATGCCTAAAAAGTACAAAGGTATAATTCATAAAATAAAAGAGGACTAAAATGATTTGTACAAAGAGAGATGGGTACATGAGAAGGCTCATTATGGAGCATCTTATGATTAGTTGGATTGTTACTCTATCTAATAACGAACGGGTTTACGGTGATTATGACAGGCCAAACTTAGACAATCCTTGGTCTAGGCTTTCAAATTATTGTAAAGAACAAAACGTTTCTCCAGTAAAGATAGAGCTTCATATGTTTGGCGCTCCTGCCAAAGTGTTTTTTGAAGATTCTAACGGTCTAGACGGCCTAGCGGTAATGCGAGGTATAGCTAAGGATCAAGCGATGGACGGTAGCCATTCCACCTCTTTCCAAACCTTGACGGTGTGCTTACTGAAAGACGATTGCTCCGGGATAGATGTTGCCAAGTATACTTGGCCTTACAACGAATTTGAAAAAGCTAAATCTGTTAGATCTGTAACCGAAGACAATCTTAAATATATGATATTTAAAAATGACTCAGAAAAAATCAAGCACCCAGAAGTACAGAAGTATATCAACCAAACAGCCCTGTAGTGCTGCACAATATTGTGCAGAATTAGTTTGTATGAGAAAAAGAGAGCGAGAAAACAAGGGAAGTCTTGAATTTAAATTTTGGAATAAGTCGCAAAAACAAGAGTATGAAACTCAAATAAGATTGGCGTCTAAGTTAATTAAAAAATACGGAGAGAAATCTCTAGTGTCTTATCTAAATGGTTCAAGCGGTAGAAACGTATACTCTTTAGGATTTCTACATAACTCTAAAAAGTTTGTTTTAATTACTAGATTTGTAGAGGATGGGGTTGCAAAACGATCCGAAGAACTTAAAATAGAGGCAAAGAAACCAAAGAAAGTTATAGAAATAGCAGAAGATAAAGAATATAAACCTAGAAAAAGAAACAAGAAGAAAACGTTAATGTCAAAACTTAGGGATACCGATGGCAAAAAAGAAAACTCCTGAATATTTGAAAAGTCAAATAAAAGAATACGGAAACATAATCAAAACAGGCACAGAAGTGCTTAAAGAAAAAAGCGACTACAAGGTAATTTCCATCAGTCCCGCTATTGATATAGCGCTTGGCGGTGGGGTCAGAGAAGGGTGTTGGGTTACTCTTACAGGCGATCCTAAAAGTGGTAAGACAACAACCGCTATGCAGATTGCTACCAACTGCCAGAAAGAAGGTAGGCCAGTCATCTATCTAGATGCAGAAGGTCGCCTTAAAGATATGAACTTTCAGGTAAACGATTTTGATCCTGAGAAAATAGAAGTCATTGCACCAGAAGATAAGCCCCTACCGGCAGAAGAATTTTTAGAAATGGCGTATAAGATGATGAGTCATTCAGACTATCAAGGCGCTGTTCTAATCATTGATTCTATATCCTCTTTGATTCCGGCCAAAGAACTAGATGGAGATTTTAGTCCGGGACGAGCGGGGCTTCCGAAGATCCTTTCTATATTTACAAAAAAGATTGGACAGCTTTTACCAAGACAACGAGGTCTTGTTATTGCTATAACTCACTACATTGCAAACACAGGAGGGTTTGGCAAAGCAAAACTTTCTGATGGCGGTAATAAAATTCAGTATCAAGCGGATACTAGAATGGAAATTGCTGGTGGTGGCGAGAAAATCTCCGCAGTAAAACCTTGGGAAGACGCTAGCAAAAACAGGATTGGTCAAGTTGTCAACTGGAAAATTATATGTTCGTCTATGGGGCCGCCGGGAGGACAAGTGCAAAGTTATATCAGATATGGTCACGGCATAGATTCGACTCAAGAGGTTCTTCAATTGTCATTAGACTTAGGGCTTATTGATAGGTCTGGGGCTTGGTTTTCTTGTCCCTTCTTAGAAATGAACAAAGAGCTTGCCAAAGAGGTTGATCCAGACTTAGACGTGGAAGATCCTGAAAAGATTGCTAAAGCTTTCAAGTTTCAAGGACAGGACAAGGTTTATAGTTTTCTAAATAGAAATACTAAACTTGTAAAGTCTTTAGAGTCGATGATTAAAGAGGCTTTAGATTGAAAGTAATCGGGCTAGATGACCGAGAGTATAGCTGGAACCCTAAGTCTGGGGGAGGCAAGAGATCAAAGCTTCACCAAAAAGCAAAGAAAGTTCTTGACTCTTGCTTTCCCTATGATAGAATCTTAGAAGAAGTTAGTCTACCGGGAACCAGAACTGTAAAAAACAAATCTTTGAGAGCGGATTTCTATATACCTAATAGGACTTTGATTGTAGAAGTTCATGGTCAGCAACACTTTAAGTTCAACGCATTTCACTTTAAAGATAGGCTGTCATTTTTTAGAGCGCAGGCTAGAGATAAAAATAAGATAGAGTGGTGCAATATAAACGACATAAGGATAGTGCAATTCAATTACAACGAGGATACAGATGAGTGGCGAAACAAGATTAAGTGAGTTTCTACAAGCGATTGATGACTGGAAAAGCTCTAAGTACTTAGCGGAAGTAGAACCGCCAGAAGAAGCTTCTACTGCTCTCAATGCTGATTTTAATACAATTAAATCTTGGAGCGCAGAAACGTGTAACATGTATGCCTTCAAGCTCTACGCTTACTCAGAGTATATTGAAACAGAAAAGGTTAAAGAAAAAAACACTTTAGAGTGGGCAGAATCTTCTATTTGGTTTATAATAGGTAGCACAATGAATCAGTACGGAGGACAGTACTCTAAATGGCAAGAGAAGTATTTCTCTGCTGTGAGAGAAAACCCTCTCGCTGCGGAGATACTAAAGATTAAAAATCACGCAGAGGCTAGAGTTAGAACACTAGAAGGTAAAAACAGTAGAATAATTAAGATGGCAGAAATATTAACAAATATGGCTAGGAGAAAATGATGAGTGAAGATTTAGTGCAAAAGATGTTGCAACTTCTTACACCTGAACAAAAGCAAGAGTTGGCAGCTAGTCTTTTAAAAGAAGATAAACCAAAGGAGGTCAAGCCTACAAAAAATGCAGCAGTCTCAGATGATTTTACCATGTTGCAAGACAAGCCATCAAGCAACTCTACTCAACTAGAGGTCAAACAAAGAGTTAACCTTTTTAGCGACGATGGAACTGAACATAAAGATGATCTAAATAAAACACCAGAAATACAGCTAGCAGAAAGAAAAAGAAAGCCAGTTAAAATGGTTTCTCAATTATGTTCTGCCTGCAATACCACCTTTGAAGTTCACCCCACCCATAAAAGAGAAAACTTTGTTTGTGATAACTGTTTGAGGTCAAGGTCTATATGACAAAAAAAACTTTAGAAGATCTAGCATCAGAAAGAGCCGTACTTGCGGCTCTTTGTCAATATGGACTAGATTGTTATTTAGAAATAGACTTCGTAGATGCTGAACACTTCACTAGCGACATGAACCAGTTGATATTTCACTGTGTCTATAAGTCAGTTTCTGAAAACTCAAAAGTAGAACTAGCCTCTATACTGTCTGCTGCAAATAGTTTAGGTGTGTATGAGTCCATAAACAACAAAGATGAGATTTCTTTTATAAGATCTTTGTTTAATTTTCCTATACATAAAGAAAACGCAAAATCTCACGCCATAAAGATAGCTAAACTTAAACTTGCGAGAGACCTGAAGAAAACTTTAAAGGCTTGCGAAAAAGAGCTAGATGCTACTAATGGCGATGAAGATGTTATGGATCTTATATCTAAGGTAGAAGCTCCTATTCTTGACGCCACTGCCGATATATATCAATCATCAAATAAGAAAACTGAAATCATTGGTGAAGATATTGATGATTATATCGAGTATCTTTCTGAGAATGTATCCGACAACGTAGGTATACCTACAGGGTTTCCTAGGTATGATGCGGCTATTGGTGGTGGGCTTAGAAGAAAGTGCGTTGATCTCATAGCGGCTCGCCCCAAGGTTGGTAAGTCGATGTTTGGGGATGCGGTAGCTATGAATGTATCTAGGATGGGAGTCCCCGTTCTAATGTTAGATACAGAGATGAGTAAAGAGGATCATCTTAATAGGATGCTTGCTAACCTTAGCGGAGTAGACATAAATAAGATTTCTACTGGTAAGTTTACAGAAAACCCACTAGAAAAAGAGAAGGTAGAAAAAGCTGCCCAAGAACTTAAAGAGATACCCTATCACTACATTAGTATTGCTGGACAGTCTTTTGAGAATATACTAGCCCTCATGAGAAAATGGATCTATCAACACGTAGGATTTGATGAGGCCGGTGTTACAAATGATTGTTTGATTGTATATGACTATCTAAAGCTGATGGGTTCTGAGGGTATCAGTAGCTCCATGCAAGAATATCAAGTGCTTGGTTTTCAAATTACTCAGCTACATAACTTTATGGTTAAGTACGATGTTCCCTGTATAAGTTTTGTACAGCTAAATAGGGACGGTATTACCAAGGAGTCTACAGATGTAGTATCAGGCTCAGACAGGTTGATATGGCTTTGTACTAGCTTCTCTATCTTTAAGATGAAATCAGAAGAAGAGATAGCAGAAGATAAGATAGAAAATGGAAACAGGAAACTTGTTCCCGTTGTAGCTAGACATGGTTGCGGTTTAGATGACGGCGACTATATTAGTATGAATATGTTTGGAAGTATAGGTAAATTATCAGAAGGTCAAACAAGAAATGAGCTTCATAATAATGCAAGGGCGAGAGAGGAGGGTTTTGAAATAAATGAAGAAATTGACTCAGAATCAGATATTGACAGTGTGTGATAAGCTTTCGGAAGACATCCCATCGCTTTTAGAATATTTTGAAATAGAAGGCGTGGAATATCCAAACAGATATTCTTTTCCTTGTCCAATTCATGGTGGCGATAGCCCAGAGGGTTGTAGCGTATTTACAGACGGGGATACGGCTACAGGAAACTGGAGATGTTGGACAAACCAGTGCGAACAAGATTATCAAAGTAATATATTTGGATTTGTAAGAGGGGTATTATCCTACAGGGAAGGTAAAGATCTGCCCTTAAATACTGTCTATAATTTTTGTTTAGATTTTTTGAATCTAGATGAATCTAAACTACAGGTAAAAGAGCAAAGTTCAAACAAAGAAGTTAAACTACTAGAAGTATTTGAGAGAAAGATTGAGAGAAAACCTCCTACAATTTCAAGAGATCAAATACAATCTACTATAAATATACCGGCGGAATATTACATCAACAGAGGATATGACAAAGAAACCCTAAAAACATTTGACATAGGAACATGTTTTGCAAAAAATAAACCAATGTCTGGAAGAGTTGTTGTCCCTATCTATGATGAAGGCTATAATTATGTAGGATGCGTAGGAAGAGCTATAGATGAAAATCTGCAACCAAAATGGCTACATAGCAAGGGATTCAAAAAAAACATTCTTTATGGATTTAATATCGCTCAGAATTTCATGGGAGATAAGGGTGTTCTTTTTATACTAGAGGGACAAGGCGATGTTCTAAGAATGTATGAATCTGGATTTAAAAATTCAGTTGGTATTTTTGGCTCTAGCATAAGCGACGATCAGCTATTGGTACTAGAAAAAAGCGGCGCTCTAAACTTGGTAATATTAACGGATTATGATGATGCTGGCAAAAAAGCCGCTAACCAAATTGTAAAAAAGTGTGGAAGAAGATTTAATTATTTTAGGCCACAAATTTCTAAAAAAGACATTGGTGAAATGACTATTGAACAAATTCACGAAGAGCTTAACCCCCAATTACAGAAGGAAAACTTGATATGACTACTAGAATTTTAGCCATAGCCGGAAACAAACAGTCCGGTAAGACTACATGTAGTAACTTTATACATGGCTATCAGCTTAAATCTCATAACATAATATCAGGCTTTAGCATAACAGACAAGGGTGAGCTTGTTGTAGCTACAGAGTTTATTGACTCTAAGGGCGACAAGGAACAAGGACACGCCCTTCTAGATGTTAAGAGAGTAGACTTAGAGTTTTCCGAATGGGCTGTTTATAATATGTGGCCTTATGTAAAAAGCTATTCTTTTGCAGATCCGCTAAAAAATATTGCAACAGAACTTTTTGACATTAAAGAAGAAAACGTAAGGGGTTCTGACATACAGAAGAACGCCAAAATACCAATCACTTGGGAGTCTATGCCGGGAGTCATAACATGCGCTAAAACTGCCAAACTCGCACCTGTTAAAAAGCTTATTGATAATGGCGATTTAATGTATCATAAAAAGGGAAAGATGACAGGTAGAGAGTTTCTTCAGTTCTTTGGTTCAGAAGTCTGTAGAAAAATCTATGAAGAGATTTGGGTTTCTAGGCTTGTCAAAGATGTAGAATCAGAAGGTCCGCTGCTTGCAGTAGTTGATGATTGCAGGTATCCAAACGAGGCTGAAGCCATTCAAAATGCTGGTGGTAAAGTGGTTAAGCTAATGCGATCAAATCATAAAGACTCACATAAAAGCGAAAATGCTTTTGATGAAGATTTTGAGTTTGATGCGGTGATTGATAACAGAGATATGTCTATTCAAGAGACGCATGTAGAGTTGATAAAAGCAGTAGAAGACTGGGGATGGTTAGGATCTCCAATCCCAGAGTCCCCATCAGAAGATGAGCCGGTTCTTGTTGGCGGTATCCATCAGTTTAGAGAGTCAGAATGATAGTAACATACATCAGATCCTCCAGCTATGGTAATTATGATTTTTGCCAAATGCAGTATTTTATGACTTATGTTTTAGGATATAGGTCAGAATCGGGAAAAAAGGCCCAGCTAGGAACTGCCTGTCACAAAGTAATGGAATGTTTAGCATCTTGTAAAAAAGAGCTACAAGACAATCCAGACAAGAAAGAGTTGTCAATTATGGATGACGCTATCGGAGAAGTTAGTTTCACGCCAAGAAAACTAAAAACTAAAAAACTTGTTGCCGATCTACTAAGCCGTAGTTACGAACACTATGGATCTACAGATAGTCATAAATACTACCCTGCGGATTTTAAGTTTTGCGAGAAACAAATAGAGACAGCTTTAAATTTTAATGATGGTCAATTCGACCCAAGAAAAAGAGATATAGTTGACACAGAACCTACTTTCGATATTGCTATTGAAGAAGATTGGGCTAAATATGAATATGAAATGCCAGATGGAACTACCATCAAGGGCAACTTAGCTATCAAGGGAACTATTGACCTAGTTACTAAGATAGATGACGATATAATTGAGGTAGTCGATTGGAAGACAGGACAAAGAAAAAACTGGGCTACGGGAGAAGTAAAAACATACGAAAAACTTCTTGACGATGCGCAGTTACTATTATATAATTATGCTATATCAAAACTTTATCCAGACTACGAACAGGCTATTATGTCTATCTTCTTTACTAGAGACGGTGGACCGTTTAGCATGTGCTTCGACAAATCAGACCAAGATAGATTCTTGGAAATGCTTAAAAAAAGATATGAAGAGATCAAAGATAACATCAAACCCAGACCAATTAGCAATAGTCGTAGGGATTTTAGATGCCAAAAACTTTGTCACTTTTATAAAAATAATTGGCCGGGGACGAATACTACCATGTGTGAGTATGTAGAGAAAAAGCTACATACAATAGGTCATGAAAAAACACTTAAAGAATGTACTAACGAAGGTTTTAACATAGGATACTATGAGGCTCCGGGATAATGGCAGAATTAATTGATTTAAATAACGAGTTTGATTTAGGAAACAAGTTTACACTAGATGTAGCTACTAAATTTAGCGAGATGCTAGATGATAAATACAGAGTTATTGTAAAGTATGATTCACAAGATGTTCCTAAGTTTAACGATAACAAGCTAAACATTTTAATAGCAACCTCGCGAGAGAATCACCAAGTTCCAAGAGGGTTTTTTAATGATGATATATTTTTAATCTTTCAGCATTATCACGCTCTAGATAGATGGAATCACTGTTTGGAAACTCCTATAACGTACCCCTTGCCGCTGGGTCCGTTTACGGATGACTATAGAGATATTGAAATAAAGCCATTATCTCAAAGAAAATATGACTTTAGTTTTGTGGGACAGATACCCCACACCGGAACTAGGGATTGTTTTAAAAGAGGTCTAGATAAGCTGGTCTCTGAATCTGGCGATAAGTTTAAATACAAAATTGAGTTTACGGATGGATTCGGTAAGGGTTTAGAGCCGAAAGAGTATATGGAGCTTTTATCAGAGTCTAAACTATCTCTATGTCCTGCGGGAGCTTACAGTATGGAGACGTTTAGATTTTTTGAATCTACATTAATGGGCGCTATACCAGTTGTAGATGCGATTCCAAAGTTCTGGTATTATGAAGAGGCTTCATTTTTCAAGGGCGCTTGGGATGTGCTTGACAACACCTTGTCTAAATCGTTGAATTTCTTACAAGGGGGTGAATGTAGGGGTTTACTTGAGGGTTTAGCCATGTATAATAATAACGTATTGAATGTAGACGCCCTAGCTAATAGGATGAAAGATATCTTACACCAAAGACATCAAAACCTAGAACCGTCTAAAGAGTATCTTAAAAATTTGAGGAATGTTTTAAAAGATGAATTGGACTCCGATAAACTGTAAAACACACTTTAGCTTACAGCAAGGGTTTTGCAAAACAGATAAACTAGCAAAAAGATGTGATGAGTACGGCTACACGGCTTGCGGCATAGCTGATCTTGGCACTGTCTCTGGCGCTGTAGAATTTCATCAAGAGTGTAAAAAGCGGGGCGTAAAACCTATCATCGGATGTGAGTTCGACGGGTTCCTTCTTTATGCGAAAAGCAAAGATGGTTGGTTTGACTTGGTTAAATATGTATCAAATCAAAACGTAGAAGTTCTAAAAGAAATAGCGGATAATGGTAATGTTATATGCGTAACCCCAAAGAAAAACGGATTCGCTAAAATATTCAAATCCAACCATATCAAGATAGATTATGTTCAGGAGGCTATCTACTATGTAGATAAAGAAGATGCAGATTGTCATAGGATTATGCTATGTAGTAAACTTAAAAAGACGCTTGCAAAGTTAGAGGGTGTGGATCATGAGTTTTCACAATTTTTTGATGGGGATGACAACTGGTATCTACCAAATACAAAAAAGAAGTCTGTAACTTCCAAGATAGCTGATATGTGTGAAGAGTATGATCTTGCAGGACCACCCATGCTACCAGACTTTGATTGTCCAGAAGGGTTCAATCAGAACGAATACCTCAAAGAACTTTGTCGTCATGGATGGAAAAAGAAATTGATTCCTGCTAAGAAGGTTTATTTAGATGTAGACAAACAAGAATATCTTGATAGAGTTAAAACAGAACTAGAGGTTATTTTTAAGGCTGGACTATCTGGATATTTTTTGATTGTGCAGGATATTGTAAACCATGTTAAGGACAAAGGATGGATTGCTGGACCGGGAAGAGGCTCTGCTGCTGGATGCTTAGTCTCTTATCTACTAGGGATTACAGAGGTAGATCCTATCGAGTACGGACTAATTTTTGAGAGGTTCTATAACGAAGGAAGAAACACAGATGATTATATTTCCCTTCCCGATATTGACGTAGATGTTCCTGCGGAGCATAGGGATGAAGTTATTGACTATATCAAGGAAAAATACGGTCAAGAAAATGTTTCTCAGATGATTACGTTCGGCAGATTACAAGGAAGGTCTGCGTTAAAAGAGGTGTTAAGAATCAGTGATGCTGTGTCATTTTCTGAGATGAATGAGATAACAGATTGTATACCAGACGAAGCGCTTATCTCTGATCAACTAGAGTTGATGGACAAGGAAGATAGGTCTATCATAAGATGGGCATTGGAAAATGAATCAGAAGATCTAAAGGGATGGTGTAAGATAAATGAAGAAGGCGAACTAGAAGGAGATCTAGCTAAGTTTTTTGAACAGGCTATTAATATTGAAGGCACAAATAAATCTCAAGGAAAACACCCCGCTGGTGTAATCATATCAAAATTTAAGCTTAGAGATGTTTGTCCTATGGTAAAAGACGCCACGGGTAAAAACATAGTTGGCTTTGAAATGAATGATTTAGAATCTCAGGGGCATGTCAAGTTTGACATTTTAGCTATTGATCTATTAAGTAAAATTATGGAAATAACAAACAAAGGAGAATAAAATGAAGGCTACAGCAGAAGATTATAAGTCCGTAATATTTTCTGGCTGCTCTATTGAATCAAATAAGGTTCATATTTGCAACCTAAGAAATTATAATAAAAGACTTGTTGCAGATAATGAATATCAAGTTTGGTCTGACAAGCATAAAGAATACAAGCTATATAAAAATATAGATGACGCTGTTAATAAATTTATAGAACTAAAGGAAAAACGAGCATGAATTATAGAGACATAATAGTATTTGACTTTGAGACTGGTGGCAGAAACCCATATAGCTGTCAACCTACTCAGATCGCTGCTGTAGCGATCCATGCTAGGAAGCTTGAACTTCAGCCCGGAGGCACATTCAACAGCGAAATCAGGCCAATTATAGACGATGACAAGGCTATTAAGGCAGGAGTTGATCCACTAGAGGACGAAGCACTAAAAATCACAAGAAAGACAAGAGACAAACTCGCAAAAGCACCATTGCCCAAAACTGTTTGGCGTAAGTTCTCTCAGTTCTGCGACAAGTACAACTTTAAGAAAACAAGTTACTACGCCCCGATAGCTGCTGGATATAATATCAATGGATACGATATGCCTATCGTAGAACGTATGTGTCAGCAATACGGACCTACTCACGCAAAGAATGGTAGACAGGGAATCTTTAACCCCATCTATACAATTGATGTTATGCAACATATTTACTGTTGGTTTGAAAACAATCAAGAAGTTAAAAAGTATAACATGGATTATATGCGCGACTATTTTGGCATGAGTCAAGCCAGCAAAGACAATGCTCACGATGCTTTGCAAGACGTAAAAGATACTGCTAATCTGATGATTAAATTTATGAAGTTACAAAGGACGTTATTAAAGAAGGTAAAGTTTGAAAAGACGTTTGCCAACGGGGAAATTTATGTTTGATATCAACGATTTTAACGATGATAATGTTTGGGATTTGATTTGTGAAGGACGCACCAAGGGAGTATTTCAACTTGAGTCTAACTTGGGAAGACACTGGGCTAAGAAGGTTAGTCCAAGAAGCATAAGCGAGCTAGCAGCTTTGCTTAGTCTGATCAGGCCGGGATGTTTGAAGGCGTTTAAAGATGGTAAAAGTATGACCCAGCATTACGCCGACAGAAAAGCTAATCTAGATCCCGTTGTTTACGAACATGAATCTATCGAGCCTATCTTGAAAGAGACTTATGGAGTTCTTGTTTATCAAGAACAGTCTATGATGATGGCTCAAAGGCTAGCTGGTTTTGATCTAAAAGAAGCTGATGGACTAAGGAAAGCTATCGGTAAAAAGAAGGCGGACTTGATGGAGCAAGTTAAGAAGTCTTTCTTAGAAGGTGCGGAAAAACAGGGAATTGTAAACAAAGATATTGCTGAAGAAATTTTTTCTTGGATTGAGAAATCTAATCGCTATGCGTTTAATAAGTCTCACGCCGTTTCTTATGCGATCAACGCATACTGGAGCGCATACTGCAAAAACTATCGTATGCTTGACTTTTATACGTCTTACCTTAACAGGTCGGATAGGAAACCTAAGCCGCAGATTGAAATCAAGCAGCTTGTAATGGATGCGAAGTTTGAAGGAATAGAGGTTTACCCTCCTAGATTGCAATATATGTATACAAATTTTACAGATTCTAAAGATAAAATCTACTTTGGCCTAAGACATATCAAGAACGTTGGGACAAAAGAGTGTGAAAAGATAGAGGATCTTGTTTCTCAGCACGATATATCAAAATATAGCTGGATGGACGTTCTTGTAAAAGTTATAAATGGTTGTAAGCTAAACAAAAGGGCTGTAATATCTTTGATTTCTGTTGGAGCTTTTAATGGCGCAAACAACAGTAAGCACAGACAGGAAATGCTATATGAGTTTGACAGTTGGAAAAACCTTTCAGCCAGAGAGCAGAAGTACATAGAAGAGAATTACGATAGTAAACTATCTCTTAGCCAAAATATACAAATGCTAACTGAAAATTTTAAGATCACATCAAGAAGAATAGAAACCGTAAAAGATATAAAGAAGTCTTTAGATAGTCCATTTTATGATCTTTCAGACAGTGCGGCGACTATAGCGGATCAAGAGTTTAAGTTTCTCGGTTGCTCTATAACTTGCTCAAAAACAGATTATGTTATGAGTAGCCAAAATTTTATGTGCAAAGACGTATCTAAAGGTACTATAAAAGGTAAAGTAGCGCTTGCTGTTCATATAAATTCTCTAAGAGAGTACAAGACAAAGAAGGGTAAAAGCCCCGGACAGTTGATGGCGTTTCTAGCGGTTGAAGATTCTAGCGGTGAGCTTGATTCTGTTACGGTTTTTCCAGAAGCCTACAAGGAACATAAAGACGTTCTTATTGAAGGCAATACTGTTTTAATTAACGGCGAAGTATCTAAAAAAGACAAAACTTCCATAATAATAAATAAAGCAAGCCAAATATGAAAAAAATACTTTTCTGTACGGAAGCTTCTTGGTATGCTACCGGATATTCCGTATACACCAAAGAAGTTCTATCCAGACTTTGCCAAGTAGACGATTTCGAGGTGGCGGAACTAGGCTGTTACGCAGAAACATCTGAGTCACAAGAAAAAAATCTACCTTGGAAATTTTATGGCAATAAGCCAAGTCCAGACTCCCCAGAATACGCAGCATATAAATCGAATCCAACTGCCCAATTTGGAGATCAATCATTCAATTCTGTGTTGCTAGATTTTAAGCCTGATGTCGTTATGGATATTAGAGACTGGTGGATGATGGAGTTTGAGCAACGATCCCCCTTTAGAGATTTCTTTCATTGGTCAATCATGCCAACTGTTGACGCTACGCCACAGGCGGATCAATGGATCAATACATACGCTTCTGCTGATTCAGTTTTTGCTTACTCTGAATTTGGAAGAGATACAATGATTAATCAATGCGACGATATAAATTTTGTAGACATAGCATCACCGGCAGCAAGCAAATGTTTTACACCCGCTCCAGACAAGCCCGCGCATAAAGCTAGCATGGGAGTTTCTCCTGATTGTTTTATTGTCGGAACAGTTATGAGGAATCAAAAAAGAAAACTATATCCAGACTTGATGCAGTCGTTTAGAAAATTTCTTGATCAGACACAAGATCCTAATGCGTTTTTATACTGTCACACGTATTATCCAGATGTAGGATGGGATTTACCTAAACTAATTCATGAAAGCGGACTAGCTAGTAGAGTTTTGGTGACTTATAAGTGCAAAAGCTGCGGAAAAGTTTCCGTAGACTTCTTTCAAAACTCAATACAAAACTGCTCAAGCTGTCAGTCTTTAAATAACCACATGGTAGGCATAGCTAATCCTATATCGGATGAAGAACTTGCCGCTGTTTATAATTGTTTTGATGTCTACGTTCAATACGCGAACAGCGAGGGTTTTGGTATGCCTCAACTGGAAGCGGCTAATGCTGCACTTCCGGTAATCTCTGTAGACTATTCAGCTATGGAGTCTGTTGTAAAAAACATTGGAGGATTTGGAGTTATTCCAAGTTCTTACTATGTAGAATGTGAAACGGGATGCAAAAGAGCTATACCAAATAATGAGGCTTTTATCAATTTACTAAAACAGCTACATGAAAAAAGGGATTTACTTCCAGAGATGGGTGCTAATACTAGAGCTAGAGCTTTAGAAAATTATAGCTGGGATAAAGCTGCGGATGCTTGGGCTAAACATTTTAAAACAGTAGAAAATAAAGATCCTGCAACCACTTGGTATTCTCCCCTAAACGCTCCAGCACCTAGCCCTTCGCTACCGCAAGGTATGTCTTCTACTACTGATGCTGTTAATTATATATTTACAAATATACTTCATAAGCCGGAATGGATAGGCGGATATTTGTGGAAAAGAGTACTAAGAGACGTATCTTTTGGTTACAGATGTGAAAACATGGATAAGCAATTTTACTTTAATGAATCCCATATCAAAAATCAAAGTAGCAATTCTCCATTTTCTATACAGCAAGCCTGTGAAGAGATGGCTAATTTTAGAAATCAATTAAATAACTGGGAACATATTAGGATACAAAAAATTCAACAGGAAATGAGTGCTAAATGAAAGTCTTATACATAGGAAATTATAAAGACGGAACAGGATGGGCTAATGCATGTATAAATAATATACTAGCGCTAGATGCTGTTGGAGTAGAGGTTGTGCCTCGCGCTATAACCTTTAACAATTCTGCCGGAAGCTGTCCCGATAGAATATTAGAGCTTGAAAATAATTCAGAAGTTGGTTGTGACATCTGTATTCAGCATACACTTCCCCATCTATATTCTTACGACTCGAAATTCAAAAACATAGGTTTCATAGCTACGGAAACCAGTAACTTTATTGAAAGCTCTTGGCAGCATCATGCTAACTTGATGGATGAAATTTGGGTTCCAACCCAATCCTGCAAAAACGCATGTATACAAAGCGAAATTACCCAGCCCGTAAAAATTGCTCCACACTCTTTAGATATTTCCAAATACAATTCTGTAAAGTATTTAAATCAAGGTTCCAAGATAGACAACCTAATCAACACGTTTAATTTTGTTTTTGTTGGAGAGTTTGTAGAAAGAAAAAACATACAAGCCTTGGTTAAAGCCTTTCATATGGAGTTTGAACCAGATGAACCTGTAAACCTATATATTAAAACTTCTCAGCAGTCATTAGATTACGTTCAAAATTATTTTAAGCAGATTAAACAGGGTTTAAAGCTAAGGAAAGAATACAAAGAAGAAGTTGTTATATGTGGACAACTAGGAAAAGAAGATTACATGTCCACTATTTCTCAGTGCCACTCATTTGTAATGCCTAGTCGGGGTGAAGGTTTTTGTATTCCTGCTTTAGAGGCTATGGCTATGGGGATTCCAGTAATCTACACAGAAGGTACTGGCATGGATGACTTCTGTTCTGGGTCTGCTGTTAAGTCTTCAGAAATTCCCTGTTTTGGCGCTATGTCAACAATAGATTATCTGTATACCGCTAATGAAAAATGGAGAAAAATTGACCTAGAGGATTTAATGGTTTCTATGAGAGAAGTGTTTATGAAATGGAATACAGAAATTGCTACAGAAGAAAGTCGAGAAGCTTTAAAAAGGGCGTCAGAATTTTCTCATAAAGAAATAGGATTGAAGCTCAAGGAGATTTTAAATGACGGCTAATGCGAACAAAAGAGCGATAAGAGCAATAATGAGAAAGCGTGATCCCGATAGAAAGTTGAACATATTAACTTTTGCTACACACGAAAGATACGAAGAAAACCTTTGTAAAACTGGTCATAACTTTTATTCATTGGCTATTGGTAAAACTTGGGATACAGACTACGCTCCTGTTCCAGACAATTATCATATCGTCAATACTATACCTGACTATATTGATTTTGACCTAATTTTGACACATACATCATGTGACAGAATGTTTAAGGCTCACCAACATCTAGCAGGCTCAGACGTTACTCAGGGAAACAAAACTGGAATCCCTATCCTCAGACATACCCACGTTCTTCCTGACGTTAGGTTTGACGTGCCGTCTCAGATCGCGGCATTTCAACAGTATCCGAGAGATAAGGACTCATTTATCTCGACGTATAATATGGCTCAGTGGGGAGCGGCTGGCGCGAGCGCTGTGGAGCATGGAGTAGATATAGATTTTTGGAAGCCTGATGAAAATATAGAGAGAGATAATGCCTGTCTTTCTGTTGTGAATGATTGGCCTAATAGAGATTGGTGCTGCGGATATAATCTGTGGCAACAAACAGTTCAAGGTCTTCCAATTAAAGTTTTTGGTAAAAGCCCCGGACTTTCTGAGCCTGCTAATTCTACAGAGCATTTAAGAGAAATTTATAAATGTTCAAGAATATTTTATAATACATCTTTACACTCTCCTGTTCCTAGTGTATTATTAGAAGCTATGGCTTGTGGTTGCGCTATTGTTTCTACGGCTAACTGCATGATACCAGAAATAATTGAGAACGGCAAGAATGGACTAATCTCAAATGACCCACAAGAACTGCGCGGCTTCTTAGAGCTTCTTATTAAAGATGAAAACTTAGCGAAAGAACTAGGTGGTAACGCCAGAAAAACCATAGTTGAAAAATATAATCTCGAAAGATTTGTTGATAGCTGGAATAATCTATTATACTCTACAGTAAATGAATACAGGAACATATAATGAAAGTATATTTGTCAAACAAGCCTTCGCCAGACTCTTCTTTTAAGCACCATTCTAATTTAGCGTCACTAGATAGAACGTTTTCTGATAGTGAAATAACTTCTTTAACGATAGATTGTTTCCTTTCTTCTTTTTCTTTTGTAGAATTGGAGCAGGCAATAAAAGAGGTATTAAAAAAGTGTCGAATTGGCTGTGAAGTTACTATAATTGAGCCTGACTGTAATATTTTATTTAGAATGTATACGAGGGGCGATGTCGATTTAGCTTATTTTAATGAAGTATTTTTTGAAAGTTCTAAAAAATCTATAATGAATACAGACAAGCTACAATCTATAATACCGGAAAACTTTGAAGTACAGCAGAAGTATATATCTGAATCTTCACTATCTGTATTAAAAATAAGGAGAGCAAGATGAGAGCGCAAACATCGTGTAAAGGGTGTGTCTTTGCAATAGAGAAAGAGGAACAACAAACCGGATGCGAACTTTATAGATCTGAAAAACTTGGGATTTGCGATACAGAAGATGGGGGTTATGTTCTGCAAAGGTTTTGTAACACATATAGACCAGAAGAATGGCTTTCTGAACTATCTTTAGAACAATATAAAAAAAGGCATCAAGTAGCCTTAAAAGAGGTCGTGCCAAGAATTGGATTTTTAATTATTTTAGATACATCCAAAGACACTGCCGAAAAATTAGTAGCTATGAAAAACCTTGAAAAAACTATTAAGGATATTAAAAACCAGACGCTACATCAGGCCAGATACTTGATGGTTGTTACAGATAAGACAGAGTATAACACAGAGATACAGGAAATGCTTGTAAATGAATTTGATCATGAAAAGACTTTGCATCATTTAATTAAAGTTTCTGAAATGCCAGAAAACAAAATGTTTCTTGTTGATGAGTGCTTTAGACACGCTAAGAATGGGTGGATATACACAACGACATCTGGAGAAAGTATTGATGAAGAACTGATTGAAAAAATTAATCAAAGAATAAACGTAGATATGAAGAGGCTATCTGTTGTTAAGCCATATGATGATTTTAACGGTCTGCTATTTTCTACTCCATTGTTTAAGATGTTAAATGGCAACCACAAAAAAGCATACGAAACAAATGACGGTGAATTAGAATTTGATGGAAGACCGTTTCTAGAGAAGGTAGAAGACATGAAAGACGATACTGGCGAAACTCTTATTACTTGGGAGGAATTTAATGCTTCCTAAAGTAGCTATTATTTGTGCGAATTATAACTATGGTGACTATATTGAAGCCGCTATGAAAAGTGTCCTCGGCTGGCAGACTTATAGGGGTGAAATTCGCCTGTATGTCGTGGACGATGGATCGACTGACGATTCTTGGGAAAAGATTTCAAGCATAAGATATTTTGAAGATAAAGACCCATTCGGAAATCCAATGATGAACACTGTCGAGGAAATTACAGATAATGTCCTCTTTAGGAAAAGAATCGAAAACTCTGGAGCCAGTGTCGCTCGTAATGTAGCGATTGACATGTGCTGGGACTGGGCCGATATTATTGGCGTTTTGGATGCTGATGACGCTTACAAGCCCACTAAAGTCGAAAAACTAGTAGAAAAACTAATGGAGTATCCAGAAGTCGGAGTGGCTTATGGTGACTATGACATCCATAGAAGCTATGGCGACAAGCACTATGTAAAATACGAAGCAAAAGGCGCATATTGCAGAAGGGGGCTTTCACAAAGCTGTATGGTTCACAGCAATGCCCTGATTAAAAAAGAATACTTAGAAAAAGTAATTCTTCCTAATGGTGAAATCTTTGACAGTAGATTACACGGTCCCGCGAGTCAAGGCTTTATAGGCTGCACAGAAGACTACGATTTATGGTTGCGGTTGTCACATTATTGTATCATGTGTCACGTCCCAGAATCTCTTTCTATTGTAAACGAAAGCGGTCAAAATCAGTCTATGAAAATGACTACAGAGATTTTCCAGCAACACGCCCAAATATTAGGTAGTCGCTAGTGGGTAGATTTACTAGACAGATCACAGCCTCTATAAATGCTGAAAATAATAAGAATGATATGACAGTTATTATATTATCTGCGGGAGTTGGAAGTAGAATAAAATCAAATGAACCACGAAGCTTAATAAAGATAGGATCTAAATCGTTAATAGAGCATCAAATTGATATTATCAATAGCAATATAAACAATCAGGAAATAGTGGGCGTTTTTGGATACAATATAGAAAAGATAATTAAAAAAATATCTGGTAAATTAAGAGTGGTAGAAAACCAAATATATTACGAAACAAATAATTCAGAAAGTCTTAGATTGGCGGTAAATAATACCAACAAAAAAAACATATTATTTTTTCATGGAGATCTATATTTTAATGAAAAGGTTTTTTTAAATCTAAATTACAAAAAGTCCTTTCTGCTGGTAGACAATAAAGATATGATGAAGCCAAAAGAAATAGGGGTGACGATACAAAATAATAAAGCTACAGTATTGTCTTACGGACTTCCTACTAAGTGGTGTCAAATAGCATTTGTTACTGGTAAAGAGTTAAAAATACTAAGAAGTATATTGCAGAAACTTCACGGAAGTCAAAAGAAACTTCTATCATTTGAAATAATAAATAAGATGATTTCTATGGGTGCTAATTTTGAATGCTACGAACCAAAAGACATGTCGATAATAGAGATAGATTGTATAAAGGATTTAAAGAATGAAAATTTTAATTTCTAGTGATGGTGGTCACGCTCACTATTTTCAAAGAATGGCTTGGGCTAATGCTTTTTTAGCCACAGGACATCAAGTTATGCTATGGGACTGCAAAACAGTTCCGGCGTTTGATATATTTGACACTTTTGAGCCAGACTTGTTTTTAGGTCAATCCTACAACCTAGACGAAGCTTTAATAAAATGTATATATGAAAGGCCGCACCTAAAAGTTGGTCTACGTGCTGGAGATTGGGGCGATCAAGAAAAGGAAGTAGATAAATCAAAATACAACATTCTATTCTGCTCCAAAAAAGAAAAAGAATTACTCAAAAAACTTAAAGACGAAACAGGAAAACCAGACTTTGTACATATTCATTATAGTGATGACGACATTAAAAGAACTCATAACTATTTTGAAACCATCGGGATCAAACCCGTATCGTTAATGATGTGTGCGGATACAGCAGTCTACAGCGGCGCTCAGGTCGATCCAAAGCTAACATGTGATATTGGTTTTGTGGGCGGTTACTGGCCCTACAAGGGTCAGGTGATTGACCGCTATCTTACTCCACTGCTACATCCACTTGATCGCTACAATGTAAAAATATTTGGCAACCAACCTTGGGGCGTAAATCAATACTGTGGCCTGATAGATGACCAAGATGTAAAAAACTTATTTGTTTCTGCTAAGATATGTCCAAATCTAAGCGAGCCTCACGCGCAGGTATATGGCATAGATGTAAATGAAAGAATATTTAAAATTCTGTATGCGGGTGGCTTCTGTATTAGTGATAATGTAGAAGCATACAAGATGTTTGGTGATGGTATTGTAATTGCGGATTCTCCAAATGATTTTAGAGATAAAATTGAACACTATTTAAATACGGACGAGGGCAGGTTATCCATGCCTGAAATTATGTACAAGGGGCAAAAGCTTGTTTCCGAAAACCACACAGGCTTTCATAGGATTGCAACAATTATGAAAGAGTTTGGTTATGAAGATTTGTCTTTTGGTATTTTGAAAGCTTATAAGGATGCGTTAAATGAGCAAAAGTAAAGTTATTATTACAGGTGGTAGCGGCTTTCTTGGTAAAGCTGTAAACAAAACCCTAAAAGACAATTTGTTCTATGATGTTGTGTCTCTTGGCGGTAGAAGAGAGTACGATTTAACAAACCAAAAACAAGTTGACTATTTATACAAAGAGCATGAGCCAGATGTGATTGTACACCTAGCTGCTAGAGTTGGCGGTATCGGTGCAAACAAAGATAATCCGGGCTTGTTTATGTATGAAAACTTGGTTATGGGTATGAATCTCATAGAAACAGCCAGAAAGTACGGTAAACTTCAAAAGTTTGTAATGGTCGGCACTGTCTGTGCTTATCCTAAATTTACGCCCGTCCCTTTCAAAGAAGACAATATTTGGAATGGCTATCCTGAAGAAACAAACGCGCCTTACGGAGTTGCTAAAAAGGCTCTGATGGAGATGTTGATTGCATACAACGCTCAATATGGTCTTAACTGCACGAATCTTATACCTGTAAATATGTACGGCCCGCACGATCATTTTGATCCTGCGATTAGTCATGTGATTCCTGCTATCATATTAAAGATAGACAAAGCTATTGATAACAAAGAAGATGTTGTTGAGCTTTGGGGTACGGGAAAAGCCAGTAGAGAGTTTCTATATATCGACGACTGTGCGACAGCCATTAAAAAAGCGGTAGAAATAGACACTACTCCACACCCCATAAACATAGGAACTGGTTCTGAGTGTACAATAAAGGATTTAGCTAATAAAATTGGGCGTATGATGAACTATAAGGGGTATATAGGCTTTAATACAAACGGTCTAGACGGACAACCAAGAAGATGTCTAGACACATCTAGGGCAACTAAGGTATTGGGATTTGAGTCTAAAACAGGCTTGGACAGAGGATTACACGATACAGTAAGTTGGTACTACAAAAACAAGGAAAAGTTTGTTGATTACTTCGATCATATTCAGTAAAGATAGACCACTTCAGTTAGACTTATGTCTTAACAGCATAAAGAAAAACTTTAAAGATTCTAGCCAAAATATTGTTATACATAATAACTCGGAACAATTTCATAAAGTTCACGAAACCCTACAAGAAGAACATCAAGATGTAGAGTTTTGGCAGCAGTCATGCTCGTTGTTTAAAGATGTCTTACACGCTGTGACCGGAGCTAAAAATAACTTTATATGTTTCTTTACAGATGATGATATATTCTATAGGCAGTTTAGCTGTAATGACTATAGTTTTTTAAATGATCAACATTTAAGTTGCTTATCTTTAAGAATGGGTTTAAATATAGTAGAAAGATCTCACGCAGGACAAACTGGGCCTGATACTTGCCAGAAGGGTTGGAAGACTGATAACGGTATGATAGCTTGGCCTAAAACTTTTCATTGCTATGGATCTTACTGGTCTTATGATTTGTCTGTAGATGGACATATTTACAGAAAGCCTTTAATATTAGACATGATAGACGAACTTTGCTTTATACAACCCAGATATAATTGGGGAAATACTCCAAACGTTTTAGAAAGTACAATACAAAGATTTTGGACAAACGGCCCCAACTTTATAATGGCTCCAGAGCATAGCGTTGTGGTAAATAGCCCCAACAATAGAGTGCAAAAGACACACGAAAATAAATCTGGAGAAGTGCATGATTATAGTTCAGAGTTTTTGCTTGACAAATATGAATCTGGCAGTAGAATTGATCTAGATATGCTAGATTTTTCTGATATTAAGTGTCCACATACAGAAATTGACATACTAAAAGGACTAAAATGATATTTGATCTAAATGCTATTGAACAACACACAGGTGTAAAAATTACAGGCGCGATTCATGTGGGCGCTTTTTTAGGCGAAGAGCTATCCCAATACAGAGCGCTAGGGTTGACAAATACAATATTGTTTGAACCCCAGAAGAAACTTTTTGATATTGTAAATTCTAAGTGCATCATTAAAGAAAAAGTCTTTAATGTAGCATTAGGGTCAGAAGAAGATGTGGTAGGCATGTTTATCTCTGACAGAGAAGGCGGCGTGTCTAACGGCGCAGGAGCTTCTAGCTCTATCTTAGCACCTAAGAAACATCTTACAGAACATCCAGAAGTTACATTTCCTTCAAAAGAATCTATCAACGTAAAAAAATTTGATAAATTCGTAGAAGAAAACCAACTCGATATAAGTGAACACAACTTATTGAACGTAGACGTTCAGGGTTACGAGCTAGAAGTTCTTAAAGGCATGGGCGACAAGCTTAATAATATACAGCTTGTCATAGCAGAAGTAAACAGAGACGAAGTGTACGAAGGCTGTCCTATGATTGAGGAAATAGACTCGTATCTTGAGGAATTTGGATTTAAAAGACTTGCAGTTGAATGGCAATCAGAAAGCTGGGGAGACGCGCTTTATGTCAAACGTTAAACATCTAGTAACTTTAAGTGACCATAATTATATCATCAACGGAATGTGTTTGTATGATTCTTTATGTAAAACTAGTAAAGATTTTGTACTACACTATCTTTGCCTCAATCAAGAAACTTATGATGAATTAAGTTCTCTGGAGTTAGATAACCTTAAATGCTATAGGATGGAAGAGCTTTACGAAGATCCAGACTTTGAAACTCTAAAAGCTAATAATGAAAGTCGGCCCATAGATAGTAGTGATGGTCAAAGTCACTTTCACTGGGCGCTAGCGTCTTTCTTTTCTGGCTATCTAATGAGTAATTATGATTTACCTCATGTTTTATATGTTGATTCTGATATTCTTTTTTATCGAGATGTACAAGAAGTTTTTGATGCTATGGGATCTAAAAGTATAGGAATTATTACCCATAAGCACAACAAGCTAGATAAAACTACCACAAATGTAGGATACTACAACGTAGGGATAATTTATTTTAAAAATGACGAACCCGGAAGCAAGTGTTTAAACTTCTGGAGAAACTGCTGTATACATTCTGACAACGAATACGCCGAGATATTTGGATCATGCGGAGATCAAAAGTATCTTGAATTGTTTGACGATCTTTTTGGCGAAGAAAACATAGAAGTTCTTTGTAGAAAAGTTGGTAATGGCGCTCCTTGGAACTTTCCCATGTTTGAGTTTTTGTCTCCTACTAAAGTTATATGGAGAGATCCTAACGGGTTTGTACTAAAAAAGGGCGAACAACTAGAACAGGATATTGTTTTCAATCACTTTAGTCACTTTACTCCAGACTATGAAAACAAACGCTTTGCTTTTGATAGAGGTGGAGAATGGGGTCCAATTTATAACAATTTCGGCGTTACAGATGTATATGTTAACTATATGCGCGAATTAATTTCTACAAAAGAGAGGTACGGGCTATGAAAATAACTTTTGGTATGATTGTTTTAAATGGCGATCAGGTTTTAAAAGAAACCTTGGCTTCCGTATACCCGTATGCGCATCAAATTCTTATAGCTGAAGGTCCAGTCGGATACTGGCAGCAACAGGGTTACACGACCTCTGCGGACGGCACAAACGAGATACTGGAAAACTTCCCGGACCCAGATAACAAAGTAAGGATTATCCACTCTCAATATCTAGAGAAAGACGATCAATGTAATGCCTATATGGAATTCCTTGACGATGAAACAGATTACATTTGGAATTTGGACTGCGACGAAGTATTTAAGCCAAAAGACATAGAAAAGGTCATCAACTTACTAGAAACAGAACGATATACTTCTGTAGGATTTAAAAGTGTAACATTTTATGGCGGGTTTGACAAGTGTCTTGGAGGCTTTGAAGAAGGTGCAGAATTTATGCGAATCAGAAAAGTTTATCCCGGTTCATATTGGGCAACACATAGACCGCCAACAATAGCGCACAAGATTGACAACCCTTGGCCTGAAAAGCATCTTAACTTTAATGAGCTTGCGGAAAAGTATGGTGTTAGAATGTATCATTACTCCTACGTCTTCCCAGATCAAGTGTTTAATAAGTTAAAGTATTATAAAGAGTATTTAAGTAAAAATAACTGCATAGATAATTATTTTCAAGAAGTCTATCTACCTTGGGTTCTAGGCGAAGAAGAACAAAAAAATGAAATAGAAGATCGTTATCGTGGTGTGCATGAGTTTAAACCATCATATAGAGGTGTCTGCCGTACCAAAGATTTTGAAGGAGAGCATCCAGAAATTATCAAAGCGAACATGGAAGAATTAAAACAAAAATTCAACAATCAATTGAGCAAATATAATGGATAACACCTATAAACATTTAGACTCTTGGAAAAACTCTACATCAGCTTTTAAACAACAGCTTGATAGAAATAAACAGGAATTACAAAACGGATTTCCACCACATTGGATTGACTTTATAGAAATAGCAAGGCACTTAGCGCCCAAAAGAATTGTAGACGTAGGATGTGGCGCTGGTGTCTATTGTTTTATATCAGAAAAACTTGACATTGATTATATAGGATATGACTATTCACAACACGCTATAGACTTGGCTACGGAAAACTGGGGAGAAAATTTTGTATGCAAAAGCTATCAAGAATTAGGCCCAGAAAACATACGCGATGGAGACTTTGTTGTAGCCAATGCTATTTGTGACGTTTTGCCAAATGGAGACGAATGTCTTAGGCATTTGATGGCACTAAATGCCGATAATATTCTTGTACAAAGGGTTAGATTAACAAACAAGAAAAGTTACTTTACAGAGTACCAAGCGTATGATATAATGACTTATGAGTTTTATCATAACGAAGAAACGCTTCATAGAGATATAATTCAATCTGGATACGAATTAAAAAAGATAAACCTGTACGAAGACATATTTGATTTATACATAAGGAAAAGATGATGGCAAAAAGAAGACCCGTGGTAGCAATCCCCCCTTCTTATAATAAAAATGAAGACCTTGAAACAGATAGCACTAAAAGCTATTTGAATTATCTTAAACAAAACGGTGCTGAGTGTGTCATGACAACGGCAGGCACTTCTCAATTTAATCTTCTTAGTACAGAAGAGATTCACACACTTAATAAGGCTGTTTCCAGCTTTGAGGGCCAAAAAGTATTAGGTGTTCCTGCGCTTTCTCTACGTCATACTATTGAGTTTATCAAGCAAGCTAAAGGCGATTACTTGGATGAAAACTCAAGTCTAATGGTTCTTTATCCAGACAGGTATTACTATGATAGCGTATTAGAGAGTTTTTTAGAGGCGGTAACAGATCATACAGATAAGGTATATTTGCATACACCCAAGATGAGAAATGGTAAAGGTGGAGATTATGAATATTCATCTAGAATAATATCTTCTATGTTTACTTGGGGTTTAGCAGGAATTAAAGAAGAAAACTCAAGTCTTCAGCAGTCTTATGATTTTGTAAGGAGCCTGCCGGAAGGTTTGGATGTTATAGTTGCTGGCGGTAGTATGAGAAGATTTCAGTTTTTAGAATCTGCTGGTGCAAATTCTTTCTTGGCAGGATTGGGAAATTTATTCCCAAGTATGGAAAACAAGTTTTTGTCATCACAAGAAGATAGGCAGCAAATGCTAGACGTTGAATCAATATTCTTTGATGTGACTTCTAGGATGGGATGGCATTCGGCGCTTAGATCATCTTTGAAAGAAATGGGCCTTACTTGTTTTTATAATAGACAGCCTTGGCCGGAACTCTCCCACGTAGAATTTTTAGAACTAGCAACAGTAATTAAAGAGGTGCGAAGTTATGAGTAAAGTATGGATTCTTGGCCCCTGCTCTATAGAAAATAGAGACTTGTTTTTTGAGTGCTTAACTCGAATAAATAGCATAATGCGCGACAGCGATGATTGGTACATGAAGGCTAGTTTTGATAAAGCAAACAGAACATCTCTTCATGGAGGGCGTGGACCCGGACTAGATGATGCTGTTTCTATATGGCAAGAAGCACGTTCTGCATTTCCAAATGTTAAATTCACCACAGATGTGCATGAATGTTGGCAGGTTGAAAAGTTGACGGGTGTTATTGATATGGTTCAAATACCAGCTTTTCTCTCTAGGCAAACAGATCTTATCATAGAGTGTGCAAAACATTTTCCAATTATAAATGTAAAGAAGGGGCAATGGCTAGGGCCAAATAATGTAGTAGCATCGGTAGATAAAATTAAAGAAACAAATAAAGATTGTCAAGCTTGGATTTGCGATAGAGGATCTAACTTTGGCTATCATGACTTGTTTGTAAACTTTAGCATAGTGGATGAACTTAAACAACACTATGATAAGGTTATACTGGATTGTACACACTCTACACAAAGATCAAGGGCTGTATACGGAACACAAGGAGATCCCGTGCTAGCGGGTAGATATCTTGTTTCTGCTGACCTTTTTAATTATGATGGAGTTTTTGTTGAAACGCATCCAGTACCAGAAACATCTGTTTCTGACGGCCAATGCTTAATTCATCTAGATAAATTAGAGTATCTTATAAATAAAGCAAAGGCCGTAGGGAGCTTAGTAGAGTGAATCATTTAAAAGAACATAATATAACGTATTTATCTCACTTTAAAAAAGCGACATATATAGGAATTAGAATGATTATTTCTGGTTTTTGTTGTTGTATTCATGCATTTGCACCTTTTACTTTCACTACTACGGCAAGTGATACTATTAAAAAAATTAACGAGGAAATATCTTGAAAACACTAGCAGTAATTCCCGCTAGAAGTGGGTCAACGAGATTTATAAATAAAAATATATATCACCTAAAAGATAAGCCGTTGATCCGATGGATAACAGAAACTGTTGTTGAATCTGGATGTTTTGAAAAAGTCTTGATATCTACAGATAGTGACTTGTATTTTGATACTGTTTCTGATCTGCCTGTAGAAAGGCATGTAAGACCAGAGGCCCATGCAACAGCTAAGGCTACAGTTTTAGATGCTATGATAGATTTAATGCAAGTTCAAGAAGGTTATGATTCATTTGCCTACTTTTTGCCTACGTGTCCGTTTGTTTCTGTGTCAGATATACAAAAAGGGGTGGAGATATTGTCGGAACGTAAGTGTGACTCTGTAGTGAGCATGACTAAAATTCCTGAAACTATACAGCTAGCGTGTGTTATGAGCGGCAACAATGTGCTTCCAGTCTTCGACAATCTTGAGGCCGGGCTAACCAACAGTAAGTTTATAAAGAGCTACTACAAGCCCTCTGGCGCCTTTTATATGGGGCTATGGAATTACTTGCTAGAAAATAAAAACTTCTTCAAAGGATCTACTAAAGGTGTGATAATACCACCGGAAAGATCTGTGGATATAAACACATTACAAGATTTAAAATATGCGGAGTCTATAGTATGATACAAAATTTAAGTACCGATGTACCGCTAGAAGAAATGAGAAAAACCTTGTTTCGTGATGGAGTTTTTAAGATAGATAATTATCTAAAAGGTTCTGATCTAACAAGCCTATATGATGAAGTATATGCTAGATGTCAGCATGACGCTGGACACTATGAATTTGGAAGGAACTACAGGGGAGGCGATCTATCTACATATTCAAAAAATAAAGCAATATCAAAAACCTATAACAAAAAGTGGATGAAAGATCTTCATAGCTTGTATACGGGAAGTCCAGATAGATACGGTATTAACGTTTTTGCTACTCACGATTACAAGTTTGATGGTGAGCTTGCTAGAAACGGATGGCTTCATTTCGACAGGCTTTGGAGATTAAAGTTTTTCATTTATCTCACCGATATAGATAGTAGTTCAGGCGCTTTTGCTTGTTCTGTTGGATCTAGGGCTATGGGCGAAGGCTTGAGACACAAGGCTTGGAACACCCCAGATTACGAAGAGGTTAAAAACAGAATAGAGCTTGACTACCCAGATCTAGCTATTGAATATCCTGCGGAACCTGTAGAAGCTCCCGCTGGTACTTTGATTGTATTTGATACCAACACTTTCCATAAAGGTGGTAAGTGTCAAAAGGGGAAAGAAAGACTAGTAGTGAGGTTGCATTGTGAGTAAACATGAATTTTTAGACTTAGGTAGACAGCCTATAGCAAATCGCTTTTTAAATCAAGACGAATTTAAAGATGAGTTTTTCTACGATCTTAAAGTTGGATTTGATACAGAAACATGTCTAGTGACGCATATGGACTATGTAGATGCGCCCATGATGTTTAATGATGAATATTCATATAGAGGCTCTATGTCTGCCACTATGAGAAATCATTTTTCAAGGTTTAGCAACGATATCAAAAGAACGTTGCCAATTACGCCTAAAGTTTTAGAGATTGGAAGTAACGATGGCGTATTTATAAAAAACTGGGATACTGAAACATCTTTCGCTGTAGAGCCATGCGGAAATTTCGCGAAAGAAACTAATAATCTAGGATACAAAACTTATAATGATTTTTGGACAAAAGATTTAGCAAATAAAATTCTTGTAGAGAATGGAGATATGGATTTAGTATTCTCTGCAAACTGCATGTGTCACATACCAGATCTAGACGAAGCATTCTCTGCTGTAGAAAGTATCCTAAGTTTAAATGGCGTATTTGTATTTGAAGATCCTTCTTTAGTAGAGATGATAAATGTAAACTCCTATGATCAAATATACGATGAGCATCCACACATCTTTTCTGTAACTGCTCTAAGTAAAATACTGGAAAGAAATGGCTTGACTATAGTAAAGGTTGACAATACTAATGTTCATGGAGGATCTAATAGGATCTGGGCCAAAAAATCTAACTTTGCAAATCCGCATAAGAGTGTACAAAATAATCTGGATCTAGAAAGACTTTTAGGTTTGTATACCCTAAACACGATGGAGCGCTTTGCGGAAAGGGTGCAGCAATCCAAGCTTGATTTAAGACAACTTCTTATAAGATGTGAAGAACTAGGTAAAAAGGTTATAAGCTATGGAGCAACTTCCAAGTCTACAACTATATTTAACTATTGTAATATTGGGCCGAGTCTGATACAATATATAACAGATACAACTCCAGAAAAACAGAACAAGTATTCTCCGGGAATGCACATACCAATCATACCTCCAGAACAAGGTTTTAATAACACTATTGATTTCGCTTTTTTGGGCGCTTGGAATTTTGCTCAAGAAATTAGAAATAAAGAACAGGATTTTAACGGAAAATTTATTACTCATGTCCCTACGGTTAAATTACTATGAGCGTTCAATACCATGAAGACGATAGAGGTCAAAGACTTCTAAATATATTTCCAGAAGTAGATGGTCAAATTAATATTACCCATATAAATTCTACATCGCATATTGTAGCTTGGCATAAACATATTCTACAAACAGATTACTGGTTCTGCCCTAAAGGATCTTTCAAGGTGGGGCTTGGTTTTCCACAGTCAGATGGTTCTGTAAAGGTAGAATGGGAGTATATATCTGATAAAAATCACAAAGTTTTGACGATAGAACCGGGAATTTGGCATGGATATATGGCGCTTCAGCCAGAGTCTATCATGATGTATTATCTAACCCATAAATACAATCCTAAAGATGAATGGAAGACACCTCCGGGATCTTTTGGAGAAGACTGGGGAGTTGTGAATAAGTGAATACAGTAGAAGATGTAAAAGTATTTGACTTTAAAGGTTTTCTTGAAGACGGATTACTTGTACCGATAGAAGATATTCCGTTTGAAATTAAAAGAATTTTTTATGTTTCTGGAGTACAATCAAAAAATCCAAGAGGCAACCACGCACACTATAAGACCTGTCAAATGTTGTTTTGTCTAACAGGCTCTATATTATGCATCTGTAGGGATCGACAAGGATATTCTAAAGATTTTTTATTAGACGATCCAACAAAAGGGTTATACATACCAGAGATGATTTGGGACGAACAAATTTATCAATCTGAAGATGCCATACTGCTTTCTGTCTGCAATACAAAATATAATAAAGACGATTACATAACAAATTGGAAGGACTTTATAAATGCTAGTTAAGCCATATGAAAATTTTAACGCTTGGTATATAGATGACTTTATTCCGTCTGAATCTATCGTTAGGGCTGCTTCTGAAAGTTTTGACAAAATAGATGAAAAGACTTGGATTCGCTATGGAAAAGAAGATGGTCAAATTCAGATGTGTTCGCCAGCATCTAGAAATAGTTGGACAACAGAGTGTTCACTAGTCGCAGATTATATAGCTCTTAATTTTGACCCAAATCTTATGACAGGAATGACTAAAAATGCTTTTCCAGACATATCTGGGTACGGCGGCGGCATGATGATAACTCCAAACAAAAATGACGAAGGCGGCTTTCTTGGTATGCATATTGATGCAGAAAGACACGCTCTAAACCCAAGCTGGAAAAGGCAGTACAGTGTTGTTTTGGGTCTATCAGAAGACTATGATCACTCATTCGATCTTAGGTTGCATAACGGGCAAGAGCATTGTAGACTACAATACAAATTTAACAGATTGAACATATTTAAGTTTGAAGAAAACTCTTGGCATGGCTTTCCAGAAATCACCAAGGGTAAAGATAGAAAAACTATAGGGATTATGTATTGGTCAATAGAAACAGAAGATCCAAATCCCGAAGCTACAAAAGCTAGATTTAAAAACGACTTAGTGTTTCGCTGAAGTAATCACGCTAAAAAGTGAAAGTTTTCATGAAAGTAATGATATCAGGCGGCAAAGGTAATCTTGCCCAAAATATAATAGAACAGTCTAACGGTCACAACATTGTAGCGCCCAGTAGACAAGAGATGAATGTGTCTAATCTGTGGGAAATAGAAGATGAAATCAAACACCACAATCCAGACGTGTTTATTCATGCTGCTGCATACACAAGACCCATGCACAAGCATCAAGACAACCCAGATAAAAGCATCGAAGCTAATATAATTGGTACATCTAATGTTGTTTTAGCGTGTATGAAATACAATGTTAAATTAGTTTATATATCAACAGATTATGTGTATCCCGGTACAGATGGAGACTATAATGAAGATGATGCGCTTTCTCCTTTTACGGGGAAGTCTGACGGTGTTAACAAGTATGGGTGGTCAAAGCTTGGTGGAGAATGCGCCGTAAGAATGTACGATAACTCTTTAATACTGAGAACTTGTATATGCGACCATCCATTTCCTCATGGTCAGGCATTAACTGACGTTAAAAAAAGCCTGATGTATAATTTTGAAGCTGCTAGGATCATACTTAAATTACTGAACGAAAAAGGCGTTATAAATTTAGGAGGCGATTCTCAAAGCGTATACAACTTTGCCTCTAAGAAAAATCCAAGGATTAAGAAAATAACAAGACAAGACGTAAAAGATGTATGCATAGCGCCTGATACCAGCATGAATACCTCTAAACTAAAGGAAATATTAAATGATTAGATTGAATTTGGGATGTGCTTCTAGACTTCTAGAAGGATATATCAACATAGATATGGATTCTATAGAGGATATTAAGAGGAGATATCCCAATATTGAAATCAAAGACAATTTAGAATTTATGCAAGCAGATGTTTTAACACTACCATTTGCTAGTGGTTCTGTAGACGAAATAAGATGTGATGCGTTGATTGAGCATTTTTCTTTTAAAGAAGAGTCAAAATTCTTCTATGAAGCTAAAAGAGCGCTAAAGACTGGCGGCTTACTAAGATTTTGCGTTCCAGACTTTGAAGATTGTGTCAAAAAATGGATAGAGGCAGAAGATAATTGGAAAGATTTTTTTAGAGATGATGACGAAGCTATAGAGCAGCAGCATTGGTTTGGAAACTATTCATACTCCACAGAGAATAGATGGGGCTATCTAACTGCCAGTATTTTCGGAACACAAAACGGAGAAGGGCAGTTTCATAAAAACGCATACACTGTCCCAAAAATTAAAGCCATTTGTAAAAAGCTGGGGTTTAGTGAGCCATCTATTGAAAAGTTTCAGTGGAAAGGCGACAGAGATGTTATGATAAACGTTGAAACTAGGAAGGTGTAGTATGAATTTTTCTATATTGCTTGTTCTAAAAGACAGAAGTCACTATACAATGCGACTTATGAACAAATGGAACGCTGAAAAGTTTCCGTATAAAATATGGATAGCTGATGGAGGACAAGATCATCGTGTAGAGTTAGCGCTACTAAATAAGCAAAATTTTGAAAATCTAAACTATGAATACATAAGATATCCTTTTGACGCTACGCTTGAAGATTTTTACAAAAAAATGGCAAGCGCGACTATGAAAATAGATACGGATACGACTTTGTTGATGGATAACGACGACTTTATTGATGTAGACGGTATCAATAAGTGTGTAGAAATCTTGAATGACCATAGCTATTGTTCTGCTAGAGGTCTGATGCAAGACATGCAGGGCAACAATATGTATAGCCTATATCCAGACTCCATCATAGAAAGTAGCGCTGCGGAAAGAGTGGTAGAACAAACCAAAAGATTCCATAGTAATTGGCATAATGTAGCAAGAACAAAATATATACAAGCCATGTGGAAAATTATAGAAATTGCAAATCCGCAATATTTTAGAGTAGTGGAGCAAGCAACATCCTATCTTAACACAGTTTTTGGTAATAGCTACAGGGGAGATTTCCCTTGGATGCATCATGAATATAGCGAAAGAATACAAACGCAGTCTGGAAGCTTAGGAGATCACTTTCCAGACCAGAGAACTTGGATAGAATCTAGTCATGATCCAAAACTATGGCTGGAAGAATTTAATAAACTTACGGAAATAGTTGGCGCTGCAATATCTTATCATGATCAAATCCCTATAGAAGAAGGCTTGAAAATATTCAGAGAATGTTACCATTTCAAGCTACCAGACCTAAAAGATTTGCTAGATACTAGAATTTCTCAGGCTTTTGATTTAGGATATAACTATAATAAAATAGATCAAATGTTACAAGTTATGAAAGATTTGAATATAGAAAAGGCAGAAAGATGAAAGGTATAATACTAGCTGGAGGCACTGGTAGTCGCCTATATCCACTAACAAAAGTTACAAATAAACATCTACTACCTATAGGGTCTTTCCCTATGATTCATTATCCTATTATTAGCATGACAAATGCTGGTATAGATGACATAATGATTATCAGTGGAACTGGGCATGTGGGCGATATGATAGCTTTTTTAGGTAGCGGAAGTGACTACGACTGCCAATTTACATTTAAAGTCCAAGACAAGCCTGACGGCATCGCTGGAGCGCTCAAGCTATGTAAGAACTTTGTGCATAATGATAGCTGCTTAGTTATACTTGGTGACAATATCTTTGAAAGAGACTTATCTAAAGATGTTGAAAACTTTAGTTGTGACGCAAAACTATTTTTTAAAGAAGTGCAAGACCCAGAAAGGTATGGGGTTGGAACTTTTACAAAGCAGAACAAGCTTACAAAGATAGAAGAAAAGCCTAAAAAACCCAAGAGTAATCTGGGCTGTATGGGAATCTATATGTACAGTAATAAGGTTTTCAATGCGCTAAAGAAAATAAAAAAATCGCCAAGAGGCGAATATGAAATAACAAGTGTCAATAATTATATGTTAAGAAATCACGAATGCGAATATGGTGTTCTAGAGGATTTCTGGATGGATGCTGGCACTATGGAGTCTTATCATTATACAAACGGATTAATTTATGAAAAAGAGTAGAATCCTTATGACAGGATGCGCCGGTTTTATTGGTGGACATGCGCTAGAACTTTTCTTAAAGAAAGGCTGTAAAGTGGTAGGCGTTGATAAGATGACTTACGCCGCAAACCCGTCTACACTAAAGTCACATAATAATTTTAAATTTTATCAAGTTGACATATGTCAAACATCGGCTATAAAAAGAATAGCAGAAAAAAATAATATTGATTGTATCATACACTTTGCCGCAGAGTCACACGTAGATAACTCTATCTTGGGTGATAACTGTTTTATAGATTCCAACATAACGGGAACAAAA